CAAATGCATGATTGCAGGTTATACAGAAGCAATACACAAAACACAAGAAATTGGTGTTGAAGAAATTAACGAACACGAAATATATATAAAATTTCATTGTAAAGGTGAATTTATTGAAACAAAAGGAACTTAAAAAATGTATACACAACTTAAAGAACGAATTAAAGAACATGAAGGGTTTAGGAATACTGTGTATTCCGATAGCCTTGGTTTCGCTACTATTGGTTATGGCCATTTGGTATTACCTTCCGATGACTTTGTTGAAGGCGTGGAGTATAGCGAAGAAGAGCTTAACAATGTTTTTGAAGTTGATTTTAATACTGCTGAAAAAGATGCAACACAACTTATAGAAGAACACGAAGTAGAATTAAATCATAATGCTAAGTGTGTAATTATAGAAATGTGTTTTCAATTAGGCAAGCCTAGAGTCAAACTATTCAAAAAAATGTGGGCAGCATTACAAATAAAAGATTTTGGTGAAGCGTCTTTTCAAATGATGGATAGCAGATGGGCAAAACAAACACCGTCAAGAGCAGAGTCATTAGCAAAGATTATGCGAGCTAGCAATGAAGTGTAAATCATGTCATCATGATTGTCATTGCGACGGAGACTTACACGCAGACGAATATGGTTTATGTACATGTGACGAATGCAAATGCAAGAAAAAAGAGAAGATAAATGGCACAGACAACAAAAGAAAAAGCAGACGAAATAGTTGATATGTTAATCTCGCAAGCACACGCTAGATTAAAATCACCTGAACCGTTATCTGCCTCTGAGATGAAAGTTTGTTTAGACATATGTAAACAATATAGTGGTGGAATACAAGGTGACTCAAAAATAGATTTATTAAAGGACTTACCATTCCATGACGAAGAAAAGAAACAATAACGTACCTATTGAATTAACTAATTTTAAAAATTTTTTATACATAGTTTGGAAACATTTAGATTTGCCAGCTCCTACAACTATACAATATGAGATGGCTGACTATTTACAAAATGGTCCAAAAAGACTTTGTATACAAGCATTTAGAGGTGCAGGTAAATCGTGGATTACATCTGCATTTAGTGTGTGGAATTGGTTTATTAATCCACAAAGAAATATATTAGTTGTCTCTGCTAGTAAAACTAGGTCAGACGACTTTAGTACATTTACACAAAGAATTATAAACGAAATACCTATACTAGAGCATTTAAAGCCTAGAACAGATCAACGATCAAGTAAAGTATCATTTGACGTAGGTCCTGCTAGAGCATCACATGCACCTAGTTGTAAATCAATGGGTATTACTGGTCAGCTTACAGGTTCACGTGCTGACCTCATTATTGCAGACGACGTAGAGTCTGCTAACAACTCTCAAACTCAATTAATGCGTGAACGACTAAGCGAAACAGTAAAAGAGTTTGACTCAATAATCAAGCCTGAAGTCGGCAGAATTATATTTCTAGGTACACCACAAACTGAATTAAGTTTGTATAACTCATTAGAAGAACGTGGATTTGAGACACAAATCTGGCCTGCACGTTATCCAGTGTCAACAGTAACATATGGTAACAAATTAGCTAAATCATTACGAGATAATGTTAGAAGACTAAAAGCAGGTGAACCAACAGATCCTAAAAGATTTGATGAAACAGATTTAATGGAACGTGAAGCCAGTTATGGCCGATCAGGTTTTTCATTACAATTTATGCTAGACACAACACTAGCAGATATAAATCAATATCCACTTAAACTAAATGATTTAATTGTTATGAGTGGAACTAAGTCTTGGAAACAAGCACCTGGAAAAGTACAATGGGCAAGTAGTATGGACCAAATAAAAGCATTAGATCCAGAATTACCTAATGTTGGATTAAAAGGAGATTACTATGTTGCGCCTATGTACACATCACAAGACTATTATGATTTCGAAGGT